CCTATGGGGACCCTAGACGTTAAGGGCGTCCTCAATCACACCCAGGTCGCAAACGTAGCCCAAATCACCTCAAACTCCAACGTCGTCATGGAGTACAAGTTGTCCACCAGGGACTATGAAACTGAGGAACCAAGGATTGCCCTAACCGCCAGCTCTGATAGGGGCTACGTAGCGAGTGCGAGTAGTACGTATAACGGTGATACAGTGTATCCTTACTCTCCTTGGAATGTATTTGATGGTAAACTCACAGAAGTATCTGGATCCCATGGTTCTTGGTTATCTGCGTCTGGTACATATGACGGTAACGGTGCTCCATCAGCTTCACCAGCGATAGAAACCACCGAATCTTCGAATACATGGACTGGTGAATGGTTACAACTTGAATTACCTCATAAAATACAATTAACTAAAGTCGAGGTTTTACGTGAAGTCTTTGCATACGGAGAAGACCGTTCACCCCGCAGCGGTGCAATTTTAGGAAGTAATAATGGTACAACTTGGAGTTTCATACACAGTTGGGCAAATATAGCCGAAGGCGACTTCTTAACTACAGCGTTTAAAGATTTGGGCACTATCACAACCGCCGGACATTACAAATATATTAGATTTGTAACAACCGCTGTACAAGCAACCACTCAGAGTGTTAAATGTGTATCTATGAATGAAATCAGATACTACGGCACCCCCTTCACCGCAAACGTGGCCACTGGGACTGACGTGGTCCTCCACACCACCCCTAACGTCCCCAAGTTGGACTTCTCCAACGTGTACTACGACGGACAGGACTACACCTCCATGCCCGCCACCGTGGCAGACAAGTCTGGGAATGGGGTCACCGGGACCCCCTCTGGTGGAGTTGGTTTCGATTCCACCTACAAGGCCTTCACTTTCGATGGGGTGGATGACAAAATTACAGCGACCCTCACCAACCCCGCAGGTGCTTGGGTACACTCTACCAGTTCATGGTTTAAAATCAATTCATATGGTTCAGGGAATGCGATATACAGTATTGATAATGACACCACACCGGTTGCGAATCAATCACCTGATTTTTCTATAATGCCAGATGGTGATATACGTTACGCCTTTGGTGCCAATGATATTAGATTTGGGGGTCCAGGTACTATTGTTCCCAATAAATGGTATCATATAGTTTCTATATATTCTGGTGGTTCAGATGCATCAAGTAGACAAGTATTTTTGAACGGTGTGGAATTGGGACAAACTGATGTTTACCAGGCAGCGGCACTCAATGGACAAGCGAATATGATTTTGAGAATTGGTGTATACGCGAATGGGTCTTCTTATCTCAACGGCTCCATCGCCAACTTCCGTCTTTACAACCAGGCTCTCTCAGCGGATGAGATTTGGGAGCTCTACGCCTACCAGAAGGAGTACTTTGGGGTCAGCCCAGACGTGGTGACCCTAAAGGCTGGGCGCCTAGGGATCGGGACCTCGGAGCCTAGGGCCGTCCTAGACGTGAGGGGGGACATAAGGGGTGGGTGTCCGGTATTTTTTAGTTGCACAGCTAGCGCCGACACCGGGGTAGGTGCAGCGATGAACTGGGATAGGGTTCATAATAACAAGGGTAATGGAATAGCGGGTACGACATTTACAGCCCCATTAGAAGGGTATTATCATATGAATGTCCAAGGTTTTTCCACACCCAACGCGACAAACACAGCAGTTCTAAGATGGTGGCTCAATGGGCTGGATAATGGTGCGAGTGGATTTAATCCTAACGATGGTACCATATATTCTCATGGTGACGGTCATAAGCACCTTGCTGGTAGTCTGATCGTATATATGAGACGCGGTGATTATATTCAGATAAAGAATAACTCCTCGGCGGGTGTGAGCATACACGGCAGTCACAATAGATTTAATGGATTTTATTTATCCAGCTAATATAAGTATGGATCAAGATATGCTACATACCAGTTTCGTTTCTGAAATTATACTTTCGTGGAACCCACAACCAGAATGGTATAGATACAACACTTCATGGGAATCTATAGAAGTTCCAGATGATTATGAGAAGCCACCAAAGGAGGAATTTGAGGTCAAACTCCAAGAACTCATCGATGCCCAACCCCTAAAGGAACTTAGGGCCGAGAGGGATCGCCGCCTCGCCGCCACAGATTGGGTGACCCTAAAGGCGTACTCCACATCGACCCCAGTCCCAGAGGCTTGGGCCACCTACATGCAGGCCCTCCGCGACCTCCCAGCCACCACTGAGGACCCCGCGAACCCTGTTTGGCCCGTCCAGCCAAGTCCGTAGGACTTGTACGCCCCCATTTAATAACAGGTAAATTCCTATCTTACCCTATATTAAATGGCTATGGAAACAGCAGACGATGAGGATCAGTAGAGTTGAGGTTGGGCAAACACTGTCAACGGGGAATATTGGGTGCACATGAAAAAAAGATCTTCATTTGATTTAAATATATACATCAGCCTTAAGTAGCGTACCTAAAAGAGCACCCCATCAGAACTGACAGCCATTGGGCTGAGGTTACGACCAGTATCTACGAGCTCGATCTGGGGTTCGGCGAAACCGGGCTTAGCGTCGGGCGCCTCGACCATTGGGACTGGGGGTTCGACGACAACCTTCTTACCCTTCTTCCCGCACCCACAGCCTTTCTTGGTGGTGGTACCCTCTTTCTTGATGTTCATCATGCCCCATACGACGAGGATGAAGACGAGTGTGTGCACGAGGAGACCCATCGTAGAGGGGCACCCCGTGGGGGTGGCGATCCTGGGTCCCAGAACTCGCCTGACGAGACGGAAGGTCTCGGGATTCGCAACGATGAAGAAGGTGAGACCGGAAATGACCGAAATCATAAACTTCTCCTGTTGCTTCTCACCGTTGCAGCCACATCCACAATCTTTAAAGAAACCCATAATACTTTTAGAATATGTCAACAAAAAAACTTACTTAAAGTCAAAGTTCCTACTATAGATATAACCAACCAACAATGTCGCTCACTATCCAACGCTCTTCCGATTTCTCTCCCGCCGCTGTGCAATTTTCGAAACTTCGTAAAAACAAGAATGGTGGTAAAGCCGTCTATCTCAACACTGGCGACAACAAGAAGCTCTACGTTCAGTTCCCTTTCATGCGTTCTCCGTATGGACTGAGTAACTTTACTGATGAGGGCACCGGGCGCACGTCCTACTCTCTCGATCTATCCTTCGACCCCGACAACACCGAGGCGATGGAGCTCCACAACAAACTCAAGGAGCTCGATGATATCATCGTCAATACTGTTGCCGCCAACTCTAAGGAGTGGCTCGGTAAGGAGTTTAACGTCGCTGTCCTCAAGGAGGCACTCTACAAGCCCATGGTTCGCCCCGGTAAGGAGCAGTATCCATCTACCATCAAGCTCAAGATCCTTACAAAGGCTGATGGAACTTTTGTTCCAGAGGCCTACACGATGAAGAAGGAACCAGTGGCTCTTGACACCATTGAGAAGGGGCAGAAGTGCGTCGCCATCGTCGATTTCAATCAGATCTGGTTCATCGATAACAAGTTTGGTGTGACTATCCGCCTTCAGCAGACCCTCCTCGAGCAGTCTGCTAAGCTTCCCTCCTTCGCCTTCCAAGGACTCGACCTTCCCGAAGAGGACATTGATGTTGAAGAAGATCTCGATGAGGATGTTGATGTCTAAGATCCCAAAAAAAAATCCAATCCCTATTGGTAAGAAGAAAAAAACTTCTTACCAATAAGTAAGTATGTCCAACATAGAGAAGAATCTCAAGAAGATTCTTAGAGGGAAAAAGGGGTGTTCACCCCAAGAGTATTTACCTTCAACAGAGAAAGTTGGATCTGGAGAGTTTGGAAATGTATTCAAGGGGAATGTGAATGGAAAAAATAAAAGATATGTAGCCTACAAAGAAGTTCAGTTACCTGGAAACAAGATAACCCTAGCTAAGCTTCAACAATTTTTAAAACAAAATCCGGCTCGAATGGAATATACCATCGCGAAAAAGTTGAAGGGCTTCGGTGTTCCAGACACCTACATATACAAGACGTGTAGTGATAAAGTTATCATCTACATGGAATACATTGATGGGATGGAATTAAAAGATTGGTGGATGACCAAACCATCTTTGGAACAGGTTAAGTCTGTGATTGTTCAGGTTATTTACAATCTCTACAGAATTCATCAAAAATACCCAAAATTCCGACATCACGATCTTCACATGGGTAACATTTTGATTAAGAAGGTTCCCGAAAAGAAAATTCGAGTTGAATTGAGTAATAAAATATACACGATTCCCAATGGTGGCGTCGAAGCTGTGATGATTGATTTTGGATTTTCACTATTCCCCCGTATAAAAAATCCTCTTATTAATAGTGACAAGTACAAAAATATTGGGATTTCGAGAACTTCCCACAAACTCTACGATGTACATTTTTTCTTAAATAGTCTATTTGGACTGACCCAAAATACACAAATTCTTAAACAAAACATTGTCAAACTCCAAAAGTCCGTCGCGTCAATGGAAAATGGAGCGAACCGCAACAAGTACAAAAATATATTGATGAAAACGCAAAACGCTCTCAGAAAGACACCCCCCGATACCTTGGAGATACAGACTTTTATTCAATCCCTCCTACCCAAAGAATATTTAACCGATACTGATCATTTTATTAAGCAATATAGATTACGTGGTAGCAAGAACGCCAGTCACACCCTTTTCGTACCAGGGTTTGAAAAGATTTTGTCGAAACCCTTCTTAACGGGGG